TCAGGATCGCCCGCCGTCATGGCCTTTGTTTGATCTTCGTATTCCTTGCGATTCTCTTCGTACAGCTCGGCAATATCTCCGTGCCCATCCTTCTTCAGGAGATTGATCATGCTGTCATAATCACGTCCTGACTTTTTGATGGCTCGAACGCAGGCCCCAATCGCTTCGCCCTTCTGTCGCTCACGAACCACTTTGCTGCCGAACCCCTTGGACTTTTCCTTCGAGAGGCGCTGTGCTTCGAGCATCTGATCCTGTATTTCCTTTTCCTTCTTCGTCCGACCAGACCCGTCACCAGCATCTGCGAGGTTGATCCTCACCGCTTCCGCTACTGCTTCCTTGACGATTGCAGGAATGTCTTCCTGTATCGTCGATTTGATATGCGCGGTCAACTCATCGATCTTCATAGCCTATCCTCCTTGTGATAACCGTCAATCTGAATTAATCGAGACGCCCTGTGGCGTACTGGATCTCTGACCGCACACTTTGCTTGATCTGCTCACTCACGCTTTCTCTGATTGCCGCTCGAACGATCACGGCGATTTCTTGCTTGCCCGTGCCAAACAAAATATGCTCCGTCTCATCGTCAAACACGAAGTCGTCAACAGGCTGCTTCGCAGGAAATTCAATCCCCGCAAGAACGTCCTCATCGTCATCCGTCTTACTTAGGACGACATCGGCTTTCTGCAGGGTCAGATCCATGAGGCGCTGCGCCAGGACTTCAAGATCTGCACTCTTGACTAGGTTGGAGAAGTCTGCCCCGACTACCCATTGGCCTTTGCCCTTGGATGATTCAAGGAACTTCTCGCACCAGTCCAGCAGAGGCGCGTGAAACTCCTGTGTATCGTCTGACCCCGCAGCGCGTTGCATAACCAGGGCTTCATGGTTGGCGGGAACGGGAACGATGGAAAACTCCAAGAGCGTTTGTTTCGTGTGGCGATAGCCCTTCTCCATCGGCTCGTATTCCAGCGGCTTGAATCCCACGGAGGTCGCATTGAGAAATCCGCCCTTCACCATGTCATAGACCGTATCAGCAAACGGGTAGACACCCTTCTTGGGGAACTCGGCCACAGCAATCAAACTGGTATCGGTCTTGGTGAGCGAGAGCGCCTTCGCCACTGGCAAACTTTTGTAATCATGGGCGAAGAGAACAATCGGGTTACTCATGAATGTATCGGTTTCCCAACCTTTCGGGTCGATGATGTCGCCGTCCCGATCGACAGCCCCTGTGCTAATCTTGAAGGTCATTCGGCGAGAATCAGCCTCTTGCTTGATCTCCGTATCGAATGTTTTGAAGAGCAGGTCTTTCATGAGGCGGCTCCTTCTGAGAGCATTTTTAGACACAAAAAAAACCTGAGCCAGTGCTTCCCTCAAGGGAAGAACCGACCCAGGCTCACAAATCTGTCCTGGTGCAGCGATAGATTACTTACTTCTTTTAGCTAGGAGTGCTCCATTAAGTCAAGCGGTTTGTTTCGCCTGTCGAATCCCCCAGGAAGTCATAGTCACTCAACGGGGGGCATTTCCCACGCACGGCGAGTTCAAACAACGGGCACAACGACACGGCATTCACCGTCCCATCTTTTCTGAATCGCACGTCCAGGCGTAGGCTGGTCATGCCGTCCCACGACTTGGCTTTCTCTTCTAGGGCGGCAATCAGCGCGCCCTTGATGTCGGTGAGGTTCACGGTACGTCTTCCAGCTTGTCATTCATTGCATCAGCAATAGCTTGGGCCTGTGCCAGGTAGCTCTGCCCGGTAAACGCTGGGCAACCGGTCTTGAACATGGGAAAGTCTTTCAGGAGATCATCGAGATGGTCGGTGTTCACAAGTTCCATGCCCCGAAAGAAATAATACGTGTAGCGCCGTTGCGCAATGGCAATGCGTATATCGTTCAACACATAGCTGTAGCAGACGGACAAGATTCCATCAGACGGTAGTGCGTTCCAGCCTTCCAAATTATGTCCGGTATAGACCTTCCCATCGTCGTACCACACTCTCCACTCGCTCTTGGGGTCGGTCGCCTTGGCCGCGTCCATGTGGCCCGTGATACTGGATAGCATGGTTTTAGTAGAGATCCCTGCTTCAGATCCGTACATGTGGATTAGGGCTTCTTTCCACGCCTGTTGAAACAGATCGAACCTCGCCCATCTGCCAAACTTCACGCCGTACTTTCTCAGGTACAGTGTCACGTCCCAGACGCGCGCAATCCAATCGCCGCAATGCATGTAGTAGGGGGTACCGACTTCGACCGACACTTTCCCGTGACCAGAGGCCCAGACGACGGCCACAATATCGTGGTTAGGTGCTTGCTCCCAGGTGCAGACGGCACTATCAGCCGTGATGCCGCTTCGATAATAGATCCGCCAGCGTAGGCTCATTGTTCTATGAATTGATCGTACCGGCAAAATGAACATTGCACATGGATGCTATGGGTTTGCGTATTGCCACATCCCCCGCCATCACATCCGTAGTAATCCCGACTTTGATGGTGGACAGGGCAACATTCATCTATTGACAATGCCTTACTAACAGTAGAAGTATTGTTACACCTTGGGCAAAGAATAGTCATTTGGTCGATATCGACAAGATCAGGCATACTGAACTCCTTGCTATGGGTTGATTCTCTATCTTGGCTAGGCCTGTGGATAGGGATTTACTTTCTTTCTTTCTTTCTTTTTTTTATCAACTCTTCGTTGCATTTGTCCTGGTATTCATCAATTTCTTGGAATTGTTCCTTGAGAATATTTCTTGTCGGATGCACACCTAACGCTACAACTTTACGAGTGTCTAACTTACAGAGCGGGCATTCAATGATAATTTCATGTGTTACGAATCCACCGCAATCAGGGCACCCATAATAATCAGCAGACTGGCCAGGATGAGTAAGGCAATCATCATAATATGTCACGAAGTCTTCAAATGATCCTGTCTTTTTACAAGCCTCGCATTGCACAAGAATTTCAGCAGGTTTATCATTATCGTCCTGCAATTGTTTAAGAACCTCGTCATATTCGTAGCTTCTCTTGTTTTTCATATGTGTATCTCCTCGCAATATTGGGTTAACTATTCTATCTTGGCTAACACCGTTGAGCATCTGCACTGTGGATGCAATGGTGGGTGCTGTTGGCTCACGATTTCACTAGCTGGATCTCCCGTGATGCCGCCTAGATTAGGCTGTGAAATGTAAGCAGGGCGCCCATTGATATAGATTCTCCCAATAGCAAACAAATCATTGAATGGGACGATCACCCCGTCCAGCGGTTCACATTGCTCGCAGGTGAGTTCATCTGGAGTCGTAATCCATTTCTTGCCATAGGTCCCGTCGAGCGTCCCTTGCCGTTGGGCTTCACGCCAGATTTCCAATTGTCCGGCATTTGCCGCGCCAAGGACTTCCGTGCGGGCAATCAATTCGCCTCGCTGGCGTAGCAGGGCATCAGCATAGCGCCGCACCTTCTTTTCAATCTGATCAATCGTCAGGTCTCTCCCTGTGACCAGCTCGCGATACTTCATCAAGGCACTCATCTGATCGTCGCGTAGGCCAACGATGTTGCGAATGTCCCTGGCAATATCCTGAATCGTGCGGCCTGTCCCAACGGCAGACTCCACGAGGTTGCGTACAGCTTCTTTCTGGCTGTCTCCTATTTGCTTAATCAGTTCACTTGATCTACTTCTCGCCCACTGTGCCGCGTGTGGGTTCATGGCATCAAAGCGAATGCCGACGCTCGGTGTCCCACGTAAGGCTCGTTCCCCTTCTCGTGCTCCACGAAGGTAGCTCGCTTCTAACGTCTGTCTAGCTGTCTCTCTGAATGTTTCCCCAAGCAAGTCTACATGCGCAGCAGATTGTATAGGTTGCCTAGCACTCGCCCGCAACGCTTGTTCTAGCTCTGCCAGGTTGATCCGTGCGCGTACCAGGGCCACGGCACGCTGAAAGCCATAGCGCATCTGTAGGGCGAGGAACTCGGTACGGGTGACGATCTGGGGTAAGCCTTCAAGCCCAGGCAGGTCCGCCTTGGTCATAATAGATGAAATATATTTCGGTGAATTCTCCAGTGACCACTTGATAGGGTCTAACAGCAAATGAATATCACCATGACTATATGCAACGCGGGTAATCAAAAGACACCTACCTGCCGAATAGTAATAATTTTACGGAAGTCGGACTCGTCCGGGTTAACCTTCTCAACCTTTACAACTTTGAATTTTCCGTGCGTAATATACTCCTCGTGTCGCAATCCTGTATGCTTATCTGTAGGAGTTGCTTTTAAGATCCCTATGGTTCGTATCATATATTTATATTTTAGATTGCTTTCATGCCCTCGCTCACCTGCATATTCAGCCGCGATAACTTCCAGACCTGTGAATGAAGTAACCCTCCCTAATGTCAGGGTGTTGCCAATTTTTGCATTCTCAAGGCTTTTGATGCTCTCACTTGAACCGATCCCACGATAGAGAGTTTCGTCGGTTTCAATTCCTTTCCGTATTGTATCAACTAATACATTTGCCGCCTTAACATGCTCATCTGTTGCGCCAGCGGATACTTGCGCATCTTCGATATCCCCGCCTGATAAAATTGCTTCACTAATATAACTGATCTTTCTAGCATCAATAAAGTTGGTCGCATGCAACTTTGCCGCATTGCTAAATTCACGTGCTTGTTCTGGTGTTAGACCTTCCCCATCCCCATCCGTCCATTGCCCGCCATCCTCGTTTCCAGCAGGTACGCGCGGCTGGTCGTCACTGTATTTGAGCAGCTCAGGGTCGATCCCTCTCCGTCTTAGTTCTGCCTCAAGAACCAATTGGTCAGGATCTATCCCGCGTAAGAGTAGGTCTTCTTCAATTAATTTAAGAGGAATAAAAAGAGGTTGCTTCACGGCGATCATCCCAGAGTAAGACATAGATTATCCCACCAGTTTCCGATTGATCAGATACAAGGCTGCCGCTTCTTCGTCGTCGAGGTTTTCAAACTTCGGCTTGGGCTTTTCCTCTGTAGGATCTTCCGCTTGAGGGTCAGCGTTAGGGTCGGCACCCAATCCACCAGCGCCAGCCGCTTGCGCCAGCTCCCCTTCAAGATCGTCGAGCGGATCGAAGTTCGCCATCTCCCGAAACTCGTTCAATTCAAATGCTGATGGTTGCGCCACCATGACTTTCAATTTGAATTCTCTATCTTCAGGGACCGGCGAGACGTAATCCAAGATGATGCGATTCTTGC